CTCATTTCCAGTCGTGTATAGACCAGAATGCACCTGCATCATCCAATGGTATTTGACGCCACTAGGGGTTATTAACCTACCCCTCAGAGGTTCCTCAGGTACCTAGAACCCAGTCCCCGGCATGACCCCTTTCAGGACCACCCAGGCAACCAGGCAATAGGAGCCCGGGACGGTGTCGCCACCCTTTCCCAATAGCCAATCAATGCGAGAGCATCACCGTAATGTCATCAAGCTAATACCCTGAAGAAGGAATTAGTTGAGCTAGGTTCAAAGAAACTAGCTTGCGATGATAACCTCTCCTGAAGAAGGAGAGGAACGCCCTGGTATCCCATTATTGGAGTATCCTAAGCAAAGTATCGACGATGAGAGAAAATGGTCAACGACCTTAAACAGCTTCCTTACCCGGTTCGCGAGAACCAGGGGCGGGCCGCTGCCTTCGAATTTTCTATACGACGCACCTCCGAAAAGAAATTAAAAGTCTTTAGGGAGGATCTCAAAGGAGCTACAACCACTTCCTCAGATAAAGAGAAAGGGTCTCGGATAGACAGAGGAAACTCTGCAAATCCGATCTTCTTCTTGATATACTCTTGAACGATACGCAACCACTCATCGTAGGGTTTTACATAGAACCCAAAGTGAATGGGGGTACCGTCGAAGATAAATCGTCGAACAGGAAGTCCCAATACTAAGTCCATAAAATCCTTATGATATAAAGATTTTAGGTACAGGTAAAACGGGGAAGGACCATCCGGAGATCCTATGAAAGCCTCCGATCGACGACTGTCCCACATTAACAAAGTCTGATTAGATTTATCCACAGAAGTGGTATAAGTCTTATAGGCTAAGTTATGTAGGGCGTCATCTATGGAAGCCAACATGGAATCGATCCGGACGAGAGTTAGCGACTTGCTTATCTTCATAGAAGATGACAAGCCACTCTCGGTTGGAACAAATCCAAATGGACCCTTCACCACTCACAGTAACTCTTCAAGAGCGGACCGACGTAGCGTCGGTACTTTCTGGAAGAGCAAGTCTACCTTCTCCTCAGTCATGAGAATACCCTTACCAGCAAGATCAAGAAGAATGGAAGGAATTCCATTCAAACTTTTCAAGCTGAGTAAAATATTCTTAGGACCAGGGGGAGTGACTTCACCTGTGACGGTCACTAATCTTTTAGCAAATTCAAAACATGTACCGGAAACAAGTGTCTTGGAGAGGTTTATCTCCACTCCAAGCCACTCAGTAACCAGGGCATGATAAGAAGCTGCCACTAGATCATTGGCTATTACTATATCGTCTCCGAGAACAGCATAAAAGTCGAAATCTTTAATTCCGACCCTATTTGCCGCAATCCGGACAATATAATGATGAGTCAATGCCAACATACCCCACGAACTTAGAGCCCCCATGGGCTGACCGACTGCATAACGGTAATTGGAATCGGTATCTTTTAAGTACCAGTCCCGTTCTGTTAGGAGTCGGCCCCATAGGTTCGCCGCTACAGTTCCAATGTAGTATCCTAGGATATCACACTGTAACCGTATAGGTAACCTATCGGTGGCTGCACTAAGGTCGAAGGAATGAAAGTTGTGACCCACGAACTTACCCTCCTTATGAAGAAGCAGGAGCCTCTGCAATGGCGCACCTTGATTAAAGGTACCATCGCAGGGCATCTGTCTCAACATTTGGAAGATAAGGTCGTGCAAGGGCTTCATAACAGACTGTGTAATAGCATCTGTTATAGCGAAGACCCTTGCTTTACCTGCCGCTTCTTCTTTTATAGAAAGCCGACCGAGGTGCAATACCTTCCCAGGTTTGTCAGGACGAACTAGAACGGTCTGGTCGTCTCTCTTCTCGAGAGCAAAGCCAAAACGATCAAGTTGTCCTGCCTGGAATAGTATTTCCTTGTTCAGCATTTCCAAGAAAGGAGAAGCTGGACCCTCTCAGAATTTTATAAATTCCTTGAGGGCGGGTAACAAAGGGTTTACGGATCAGGCCATAACATCAAAATGGGTGTTAAGGACTGAGACGGACCCATTGGGACCCGAAGTATTTAATCTCAGGAGCTCTATAGGAGCCCTTGTTTTAAAATCGGATGAAGGGATGGTACGAAATACCTTCCCTATCTCCAAACTTGGAATACTAGCATAGAGCCCCTTAAAGGGATCTGTGATAGTACCGAGTTTTAAAACAGAAGGAACCTTTAGAACTCTAAAGATTGAAAGCAATGCAAGGCAACCTCGTATAGTATCAGCGTCACCTGCCTTCATACGAAGGCGGAGGACTCCCGGTATTA